TGCCAACGCTGCTATATTAAAGGTTTAAAAACTTATTACGTTATGGATTGCCTCGCACTACATATGAGCAGTCAAGCAACAGGTAACGAATACGGTTGGGATAAAGCAGCCTTAGTAGAGAAATACCATAACCAACATATACAAGATGTTGAGGGATATAGGAATGGAACTAAAGATACTTACATAAATAAAAATTAAATATAATGATTTACAAGAACATTACAGAAATAAAGGCAAACCCAAAGAACCCTAGAATTATAAAGGATGACAAGTTTGCAAAATTAGTACAATCTATAAAAGATTTTCCTGAGATGTTGGAGAAAAGACCACTTGTTTGCTTTACTGATACTGATAAAAAGTTAGTTGTATTGGGTGGTAATATGAGGCTTAAAGCAGCAAAAGAAGTAGGGTTAAAAGAGCTGCCTATTTTACTAGCAGACGATTGGACGGAAGAACAGAAGACACAATTTTTAATTAAAGATAATGTAGGATTTGGAGAATGGAATTGGGATGAGTTAGCTAATGAATGGGACCCAACAAAGCTTGAAGATTGGGGTTTAAGTATACCTAACTTTAATTCTAATGTTAATTTAGATGATTTTTTTCAAGAAAATAATGAAACGAAAGATGAAAAATTTAAAATAACTCTTGAATATACCCAAGAAGATTACGATGAGGTAACCGAATTGTTTAAAAATTATACAGGGACAAAAGAAAAAATTGTGTTTGATTTGTTAAAAAATTAGTAATGTTATAAAAAATAAATAAATATGAAAGCGGAAGTTATTATACAATTTGAAATAGAAGGTTATCACCATTACCCTAACGCACCTAAAAAAGTTAATTTTTTAGCAAATAACCACCGACATACCTTTTGTGTTAAAGCAGGGTATTCAGTTAATGATTTAAACAGGGAAAAAGAAATTTTTATTGAACGTGATTACATTAAGGATTATCTTATTGAAAGTTTTGGAAGTCCTTGTGACTTTGAAAATATGAGTTGTGAAATGATTGCAAAAGAAATTTTAGAATACGGAGAACCTGAACAAATGATTTGGTGTGAAGTCTGGGAGGAGAAAACTGGAGGTGCAATAGTTAAATTATGATAGTTGAAAATCAAAGTAATTTAAAAGTACATTTTGCAGGAGCAGAGGAAATTGAAATGGCTGACATTTTAAATAGAATTGGAAACATTGAATACTTATTATTTTCTGTTTTTAAATTTTTAGCCAAAGATTTTGGATTAAAAGCAGTGGACAAAAAAAAAGTAAAAGCTTCAATTAATATTCCTACATATATTGAAAAAATATCTAAGCATTCAATTATGGACAGCGGACTTTTTACGTTAATGTTTGGTTCTCATTCAAAAAAATGGAGTTTAAAAGATTTAGAACAATGGTATAAACTATTAATAAATTTTGTAGTTGAAAATAATTATTTGGGTACTTGTGTTGAAGTTGATTGCCAAAAAGTATTAGGAGTTAAACAAGCATGGAAATTTAGAGAACAAATGAAAAAAGACCTTCCAAATAACAGACAAATAAATGTTTTTCATAAAGAAGATGGGCAAAAAGGATTAGATGAATTAATTGAATTTTCAGATTACATAGCAATTTCAGTTCCAGAACTCCGTGCATTAGGCCAAAAAAATTATGTAAATAAAATAGCTTATTACATAAAAAATAAAAAGCCTTCAATTGATATTCATTTACTTGGTTGTACGGAAAAAAAAATTTTAAAAGAATTAAATTTTTGTAGTTCATCGGATTCCACAAGTTGGCTTCAAGTAAATAGATTTGGGCATTTAAAAACAGAAGCAAAAAATGCTCACGTAAGTCAATTCACGGAAACATTTTACAACTATTACAAAGAGGACGTAATAAAAACTTTAAATACTTTCAATATGATACACGGAGAAAATAGATTGAAATATTATGCAAGATTAGGTTACGCGGGTTTATTATTAAAAAAAGATTATGAAAAATATGCAGGCTCTCAAGATTAGTATTTATTTATTAGCATTTGTGTTCTCAAACTTTATTGTGCTTTGGTTTGGGTCAACTGGTTTAATTTTTACGGCGTTATTCCTTATACCTTTTGACTTTGTAATGAGGTGTATCTTCCACGAAACTTGGAAAGGGATAGAATTAATTTTAAAAATGAGTTTGCTAGTATTGGTAGCAGGGTTTACAAGTTACTTAATTAATATTGCAACACAAAAAATTGCTATTGCTTCAATAGTTGGCTTTTCTGTTGCTCAAATTTTTGCAGGTATATTTTATCAATTAACAATTAAAAAAAGTTATTTTATTAAGGTTAACGGTTCAGATGCAATAGGTATACTTATTGATAGTATTTTATTTCAAATGGTAGCATTTAGTTTTATTGATTTTAATATAACAACTTCACAATTTGTTTTAAAATTAACAGGGGGTTTGTTTTGGTATTGGGTATTATTTAAAAAATTAAAAATTCAAGAAAAATGGAAATAGAAAAAAAATATCATTTCTACGCTGCACACAGAAATAAAGAAGCAGGAGAAAAATGCGGAAGACTACACGGGCATACTTATAATGTGGTTTGCCATTTTAAATTTAATGAAATAAAAAATGGTCTTACAATGTTGTTTAGTGATATAGATAAAATAGTTGAGCCTATTGTAAAACAGTATGACCACTATTTATTATTGCATAAAGAGGATAGTTTATGTAATGCTTTGGATATGGTTAATGAGCCTTATATAGCATTACCTTTTGAAACAAGCGCCGAGAATATGGCAATATGGATATTCAATCAAATTAAAACACTTTTGCCAATAGTTAAAATACAATTAGCAGAAACTAAAACATCAAATATTATTTATGAAGCTATCAATTAGTGAAGTATTTTATTCAATACAGGGCGAAGGTCCAACGACTGGTTACCCTGCAGTCTTTGTTAGATTAGGCGGTTGCAATTTAATGTGCGGTGGAGAAGGCACTCAAAGAGATGGAAAATTACACGACGGTGCAACTTGGAGATGCGATACAATAGAAGTATGGATGAAAAGCAGGGCAAAAGAGTTAAAAGATATATTACCAGAAAATTGTAAAGAAGCAATTAGAAATGGAGCTAATTTAATTGTAACAGGAGGGGAACCTTTAATGCAGCAAATTAATGTAATAGAATTTATAAAATATGTTAAAGAAAAATATAACCCTAATTGTTATGTAGAAATAGAAACGAACGGGAGTATAGAGCCAAGACAAGATTTATGTAATTTAGTTAATCAATGGAATTGTAGTCCAAAGTTAGCAAATAGTGGAATGCCTATATCAAAGACATATCACAAAAACGTTATTACTAACTTAAATAAATATAATACAGCTTTTAAATTTGTATTAACAACTGATGCAGACTGGGAAGAAGTAAAAAAATATTACATAAATATTATTGATATAAATAAAGTTTGGTTAATGCCTTCGGGAAGTACGCAAGAAGAATTAATAAACTCAAAAGAAGTAGTTGCTGAAATTGCTAAAAATAATTATATGAAATTTACTAACAGGTTACATATAGAGATATGGAACAAAAAAACAGGAGTATAATATGTATGAAATAAATAGCCCTGAATGGCACTTTAAACAAATATTAAAAGAGCTTGGAGAAAACCCAGATAGAGAAGGGTTAAAAGAAACCCCTAAACGTTACATAAAGTTTATGCGAGAATTTTTAGAGCCTAAAGAATTTAACTTTACAACTTTTGATGGAGAGGGTACAGATGAAATGATTATCCAAAAAGATATTCCTTTTTATTCTTTATGTGAACATCATACTGCACCATTCTTTGGAACGGCAGCAGTAGCGTATGTACCTAACAATAAGATAGTTGGGTTATCTAAATTAGCAAGAACAGTAGACTTGTATGCTAATAGATTACAAAATCAAGAACGTATAACAACACAGATAGCGGAAAGATTAATGAATGAACTTGAACCTAAAGGAGTGGCAGTATCTTTAAAAGCACAACATTTATGTATGTGTATGCGAGGAATTAAAAAGCACGATACTTGGACAATTACTTCTAAACTTTTAGGAATATTTAAGAATGGAGAACCTAGACACGAATTTTTAAATTATATTAAATAACAGGAATGTATTATAATGCCATTTAAGAAAGGACAAATACCTGCAAATGTTTTTAAAAAAGGACAAAGTGGAAACCCTAATGGACAGCCACGCAAGTTAGCTACTCAATTAAAAATGATTGGGTACACTAAAGCAGAAGCGGCTACAACTATCAATGCAATGTTAGCTATGAACATAGTTGAGCTTAAAACTATTTTTGAAAACCCAAACGCCACAATACTAGAAAAAACTATTGCAGCAGCTTTAAAGCGTTCACTAGAAAAAGGTAGCCTTTATTCAATAGATACTTTGCTTAATAGAACACACGGCAAGTCAACTGATATGATACAGATTGAAAGCGAAACGGTAAGTGAGATAAAAATAACTTATGGTAATAGAGATTAAACTGCCAGAGCCACACAATGCACAACGTACGGTTTTAAATAGCAAAGCACGGTTTAGGGTTATGATGTGCGGACGCAGGTTTGGCAAATCTTTAATAAGCCAAAGCATAAGTATTGAGAATGGGTTAAACGGCAAAAGGGTTGCTTACTTAACACCTACCTATCAATTAGGTAAGATATTCTTTCAAGAGATATGCAAAGTACTTACTGAAGATATTTATAAAAAAAATGAAAGCGATTTAACTATTAGTTTTATTACAGGCGGTTCAATACGCTTTTTTACAGGCGAACGCTTAGATGCACTTAGGGGGCTTAAATTTCACTTAGTTATTATAGATGAGGCAAGTTATATACCTAACCTACAAGAGGGCTGGAATAACTCTATACGTCCAACCTTAACCGATTATAAAGGTAAAGCAATATTCTTATCAACACCTAAAGGTAAAAACTACTTTTATTCCCTTTATATGAAGTCCGATGAGTTAGATTGGGAAAGCTTTAAATTTACTACTTACGATAACCCACATATAGATGCTACTGAAATAGATGCAGCAAAAATACAATTACCGCACTCAGTATTTGAACAAGAGTATATGGCTAACCCAATGGAAAATGCTGCCAACCCTTTTGGTAGTGAACACATAAACAAATG